GGAGCTAAAATGTCCGAGTGGGAAAAAGAGCAAGAAGCCTTCCTGATCAAGATCGGGCAGGTAGCACCATCAACACCTAAGCCAGTAACTACTAAGAAAGACGAGGAATAATCTCATGGCTGTATTTATGAGCAACAAGGTCGGCGTGAAGGTTAACTCAGTCGATCTTTCAGATCACGTTACCGCTGTAACACTTAATCGCACCTTCGATGAGCTTGAAGTAACCGCAATGGGAGACTCAGGCCATAAGTATGTAAAGGGTCTAGAAGCCGCATCGGTCACTATTGACTTCCTTAACGACACAGCAGCAGCTAACGTCCTAGCGACATTGCAAGCTGCATGGGGAACTAATGTCCCTATCGTTCTACTTCAGGAAAAGGGAACCGCAGTATCTGCGACTAACCCTCTTTACACAATGACATGCTTGATCAACAACACAACAGACATCAACGGCGCAGTAGGCGATCTCTCAATGCAGAGCCTCACCTTCAATGTCTCTGGTACTGTTGCAGTTGCCACTACAGGCACATTCTAAACTAACTAAACAAAGGGGCACAGCATGGCAAAGTTAATAGTCACGATGGCAGACAACAGCGTCACCGAGATCGAGATCACTCCTCGACTTGAGTACGCGTTCGAGCTATATGCTAAAAAGGGATTTCACAAAGCATTCCGCGATGATGAGAAGCAGTCAGATGTCTATTGGCTTGCATGGGAAGGCCTTCGACTAAGTGGAGTCACAGTCAAGCCATTCGGCGCAGACTTCCTTGAAACTCTTAAGAGTGTAGAGGTTGCAGAGTCTGACCCTTTGGCCTAGGCAGCGATAGCATCCACTATCTCATAGCTCGCTTGAGCATTGAGACGGCTATCGCTCCACAACTTTTAATCGATTTAGATTCATCGATGCTCCAGATGTTACTGAAAGCATTGAAAGACAGAGCGAAGGAGCAACAGGATGCCTACAGAAGTAAGCGGCGCACTTGAACTCCGCAAGGCACTTAGAAAAGTCGAGCCTGCTCTGGCTAAAGAAACTGAGAAGGAGATCAGAAACCTTCTCAAGGTAGTGGCAGTCAAAGCCAGAGGATTCGTTCCTAGCGATGCACCGTTATCTGGATGGGGTAACGCTGTCGGTATCTGGGAGAATAGAGTCTTTCGCAGCAGTGAGGTAAAGCGCGGCATTGGATATAGTACAGCTGCATCAAAGCCTAATAAGCGTGGATTTAGATCGATCGCTACTATCTTCAATAAGACCGCCGCAGGCGCTATCTATGAGACAGCAGGCCGCAAGAATCCTCAAGGTCAGCCAACTCAAGCATCAACGCGTGGAGTGTTTAGCAGCTACGTTGACACTTCTGGCAAAGTTAACAAATCTGCCAACCCTAATGCAGGCCGTCAATTCATCGACGCATTGCCACCGCTAGTAGATAGCCAGCAAAGAAGCGCAGCAGGACGTCGTACCCGTAAGACTAAAGGCCGTTTATTATTTAGAGCATGGGCAGAAGATCAAGGCAAGACTAATGCAGCCGTATTAAAGGCTATCGAGAAGTCAATGCGGACAGCCTTAGCAGTTACTAAAGGCGCAAGTAGAGATTATAGAGGTCGCTAATGTCAGCGAATACAAGTCTAGCAATTCGCATTGCCGCAATCTTTGATAACAAAGGTATCAAGGATGCTGACAAAGGCGTAAAAGGATTACAGTCATCCGTCAAGAAACTAGCGGGCGCAGCAGGCATTGGCCTTGGCGCTGCCGCTATTGTAAAATTCGGCAAGCAAGCGGCTAAGGCATTTCTCGAAGATCAAAGAGAAGCAACTCGTCTAGCCCAAGTAGTAAAGAATCTAGGCATAGCCTTCGAGGCTCCGGCTATTGAAGATTACATCGACAAACTTTCTCGCATGTCTGGAGTTACAGATTCACAACTCCGACCAGCGATGCAGACCCTTCTTCAGATAACAGGATCAGTCTCAGAGTCTCAAAAGATTTTAAGTCAATCTTTAGACGTCTCGGCTGCGACAGGTATTGACGTAGCCACAGTCGCATCCGATATCGGTCGTGCATATACAGGTCAGACTAGAGGCTTAAGAAAGTATAATCTAGGTCTAACTCAAACAGAGTTAACATCTGCGAGTTATCTAGAGATTCAGAAACTATTAAATAAAACCTTCGGCGGATCAAATGCCGCGCAGCTTGAAACATATGCAGGCCAGATGTCTCTGCTAAGCGTAGCCGCTGGAGAAGCAAGCGAGACTATTGGTAAAAGCCTGATAGACGCCTTGATCACAGTAACTAATTCTAGCGATACAAATGACTTTATTAACAAGATTGATTCCGTTGCAACAGCCATTGGAAATGCCGTTGGATCAGTTTCTAGATTTATCCTAGTAGTTAAAGGGCTATTTACAGGCGCATCAACAGACGAAGTTAAAAAAATATTTGACGTCGCTCGTTTAGCCGTACCTCTTACAAGTACCAATGTACTGGCTGGCTCTGTCTGGCAAGAGCAACAAGATAAATTAAAAAAGGCTGAATCAGATGCACTCAAGCGTCAAAAAGAATTATTAGCATTACAAAAGAAATCAATGGCAGACCTGAAGAAAAAAGCGGCGTTAGATAGGGCTACGCAGACTTTAGACATAGTACGCATTGGCTTGATGGCTGCCCTCAAAGGTAAGATCAGCGAGACAGATCGACTTTCTCTAAATCTACAGCTTGCCCTTCTTGATAAGAATGACGCGGCTGCAACTAAACTAGCGGCCGAGTTAGATGCAGCAGTCAAGCGCAACGCTCTTTTACAGGCTGCGCTTCTTGCTACTCCAGAAGCTCCAAATCCTTTCCGTAATTGGACAATTCCTGCCGACGTTCTGGCCTACACGGCGGCTTCATTAGGGGTATCACCTGAAACAATAATTAATGCACCTCAGACAATTCCAGCCCAGACAACAGATGCCACATCAGAATTACTTGATGCTCTTTTAGCGGCTCAGGAAGCACAAAGAAAAGCGGAAGCGGCTCAAGCTGCGGCGGAATCAGGCGACGTGTATGTCTCAGTTAAAGTCGGCGAAGAAGATTTAGCCGCAATGATTACTAAGTCACAGACCAATCAATCTCTATCAGGGTCTTTCGTAGGTATCAATCGCTCTGGATTCAAGGGCGCAGTCGCGACACAATGACACTCCCTGCCACCATCTCGGTATCATTCGACTTTAGCCAAGGTGCTACATTCGGCTATCCTTTTACTGTCGGAGATGCCAAGTATGGCGTTATCGGAGTCTCGCAGTTTGCATCAAGCGAAGTCCCTGATCCAGTAATTGATCTCAGCGATGTCACTCGATCAATCAAGATTACACGTGGCCGCAATATTATGCGAGACACCTACGAGTCTGGCAACTGCACAGTCCGTGTCTTAGATCCTGACTCTTACTTTAACCCTCAGAATGCATCTAGTCCCTACTTTGGCTATCTGACTCCACTACGTAAGATCCGCGTAGCTGCTACTACTGCAACTACTCAGCATTTCTTATTCTCAGGTTATGTCGATTCGTATAAGTATTACTATCCAACAGGGCAGGAGATCGGCTACGTCGATATCATCTGCTCCGATGCATTCAGACTCTTTCAGATGGCTAACGTCTCTACAGTTACCGATGCAACTGCGGGGCAGACAACAGGCACTCGTATTACAAAGATCCTTGATCAAGTCTCATTCCCTACATCAATGCGTATCACCGACACAGGATCAACTACAGTCCAGGCAGATCCAGCAACGGCTCGCACATCCCTTGCAGCCCTGAAGGCCGCCGAGTTCGCAGAGCAAGGCGCGTTCTTCATTCGCACAGATGGCACAGCAGAGTTTAAGGATCGCACCGATGTTGTGGGATCTCTAGCTGCTGCACCTATCGAGTTCGATCAGACTACAGGCATTCCCTACTCAGACCTAAAGTACGCCTTCGATGACAAGCTCATCGTCAATCAAGCCAGCATGACACGCATCGGCGGCACAGCGCAGACTGCAACAGATGCATCATCATCGGCTAAGTATTTCCCTCATGGCACAACTATTACAGACATGATCCCTGAAACAGATGCTCAAGTCTTAGACATCGCCAAGATATATGTAGCGACCAGAGCTGAGACAACTATCCGCATTGATGCCATGACTGTGGATCTATTAGACACAGCCGTACCGACAGACACCATGATCGGCCTTGATTACTTTGATAATGTCAAGATCACTAACGTCCAGCCAGACGGCTCGACGATTGTGAAGGTATTGCAGGTACAGGGCTTGGCGTGGGACATTACCCCTAACAGTATGAAATGCACAGTGACAACACTTGAGCCTATAGTCGAGGGATTCATCATTGGATCTAACACTTACGGTATAATCGGACAATCCATTATGGGATACTAGGAGAAAATCATGGCAGAAGGCTTTCCAGCGACAACAGGCGACATCTTTACAGCCGCAGACTATAACGGACTAGTGGCCTTTACTGTAGGCGCAGCTCAGACTGCCGACTATACGGCGGTGATTGCCGATACTTATCAGGTCTTAGAGCTGATGAACAAGGCAACAGCGATCGCCTATAAGATTCCTACTAACGCCTCAGTAGCATTTCCTATTGGCACAGTCCTAACAATCTTAAACATTGGCGCTGGTCTATGCACGATCTCTGCTGTAACACCTGGCACTACTACAATCTTATCTGCGGGCGCAACAGCATCATCTCCTACCCTTGCACAATATAAGTCTGCTGCATGTATCAAGACAGGCACAGATGCGTGGTACGTTGTAGGTGCTATTTCATAATGATCGCCAACGTCATTGCAGCCATCACTCAAAGTCAAGGAGCCGTTGCACCTACTTCTGTCGATTATTTAGTAATCGCAGGCGGCGCAGGCGGCGGCGTTGCAGTCGGTGGATTTACCAACACAGGCACAGGTGGTGGTGGTGCAGGTGGATATCGAACTGCTAATAGTTTCAGCATTGGTGCATCCTTTACTGTCGAAATCGGTGCAGGCGGTGGAGAAGGCGCGAATGGAGTTAATTCGATTTTCTCATCTATCACCTCAACAGGCGGTGGCACTGGTGGCAGACAATCTTCTGGTAGCGGTGCAGCTGGTGGTTCTGGCGGCGGTGGAGCTTATACTGGCACAGGCTCAACAAATAATGGCGGTGCAGCTTCTCCATCAGGTCAAGGTAATGCTGGCGGTAATTACAGTCCGAGCACGGCATCTGCATCAGCAGGTGGCGGTGGAGCTGGTGGCGTAGGCGGAGCCCCAGTAAGCAATACCCCAGGTGCTGGTGGCGTAGGATCATCTTCTTCAATCAATGGCACATCGGTGACAAGAGCAGCAGGCGGCGCTGGTAATTATACAAATGGATCACCTACTGCTGGCGCAGCTAACACAGGCACTGGTGGCGGTGGTGGAGTAAACAATGTTGGCGCAGGTGCTTCTGGCGGTTCTGGAATTGTTATCCTAGCTTATCCAGACACCTTCGCACCTCTTAGCTCAATCGGTGGCACTTTAGTTTATACACAGCCAACACGCGCAGGTTATCGTGTCTATCAGTTTACAGCAGGAACAGGAACGGTGACTGTGTAATGGCTCACTATGCATTCCTCGATGAGAATAACATCGTCACACTAGTGATTCCAGGACGCGACGAATGGGAAGAAGTTGACGGGATCACCGACTGGGAGCAAGCCTACTCAGAGGTAAAAGGTCAGGTCTGCAAGCGCACCAGCTATAACGGCAAGATACGCTATAACTATGCAGGGATCGGTTATACCTACGATCCAATTGATGACGCATTCATAGCACCTATGCCATGCAATCATCCAGAACTTACACTTAGCGATCTAAAGAAGTGGGAGTGTGTAGCCTGTGAAGCCGCGCCTGAGTAAGTCAGCGATCCAACTACGCGAGCAAATTGACGATGCATTCCCAGATAGAGATAGAACTTCGGACGGCTGGATCGGTGACACGAGACACGCTGCTCGCAAGTCTGATCATAATCCAGATGCACAAGGATGGGTACGTGCCATCGATGTTGACCGCGACCTTAACGGCAAAGGCAGGAAGCCCGATGTCATGCCTGACTTGGTCGATCAGATTCGACTCGCTGCAAAGTCTGGCGATAAGAGAATTAGTTACATCATCT